CTCAAGGAACTACTAAACGAAACCAGTGATATGCTACAGACAGTCTATGAGTGTCAGGATATCTGGATGTCACAGGTAGGTAAGGTTGATAGTGCTAGGTATAAGGTGATTAACTTAGTGTGGAGTAAGGATGATGCCTAGTTATTTAGTAACGATTAGCCAAACCATACTGGTTGAGGCAGAAGATGATGATGAAGCAAGGGTAAACTCATTAGAAAGGTTTGACTTTGCTGATGCTGAGTTTGAAACAGAGGAGATTTGCAGTGATTAACTACAAGCACCAGCTAACACGCAACAAGTACGATGATGCCTATGTCATGGGCTATCACAACGGCTATCACGCTGTGAAGTACGACAACCAGTATGATAGTAAAGAGCAGCCTCAGTACCACATCAAGTTCAAGCATGGCTACACAGCAGGTAAACTACTGCGTGTCAAAGAGGAGGCAGCAGTATGAGCATGGGCTTTAAGACTTGTCCATACTGTAACAACTACGAAGCAGAAGCACTAGTAGCAGTTGATGGACTAGTAGAATGGTTTTGTTTGGGATGTCTAGCAGAGTGGACAGAGGAACCTGTCGATGACACACTGGTGACAACTAGTCAGCAACAGTGGATGCTAGAAAGATATGGTGAGGAATGATTGATATTATACTGTATGGTATTTATGTAGCTATGCTAGTAGTAGCACTATACGGATACCTAACCGAACTAGAGAATGTAATAGGTCTTATGATACTACTAACACTATCACTAGTTGTTATAGGATGTATAGGAATACTTAGTAGTAATCTATAGGGGGTCTAGCCATGAGGGGAACTTTAGAAACTCAGTTATCTCTGGAACATGACATGATTACAGCAGGTATCGACAGGTACCGAAGGACAGTAGACAAGGCTGTCTCAAAGAAAGCAGAGAGCAGGACTAGGTATGGTCAGGCTATTGTATCTCGTATTGTTACAGCAGTAGCTGCTGGTATTCAGGAACTGATAGACAACCCTACATCAAACAGAGACATAACCTATGGACACATTAAGGATATGGATGTAGAGGAGGTAGCCTACCTGTCCCTGATTACACTGGTTGACAGTATCTCTGTCAGGCAGGGGCTACTATACATAGCCAATACTATTGGTGGTGCTGTTGAGATGCAGGATAGACTAGACAAGTGGGTCAGTGATGAGGGTAGCGTAGCTAGGAACACCATTAAGATGGCACTGAAGAAGGGCTATGGTGCTAGACGCTACGGACTGACACACAAGATGAATAAGGATGGCTTCAAGCATACAGAGTGGAGCAAGTCTGACCGTATCCATGTCGGGTGTCGTATCATTGACATCATCGTCAGGACTACAGGACTGATAGAACTACAGAAGCAGAGGACTAGCAAGACTAAGACTACCACTATAGTCAAGGCTACCAAGGAAACAGAGGAGTGGATCAAGGGTTTCAATGACTATGCTGAGACACTCAAGCCACGCTTTGCACCATGCCTCATAGTCCCGAAGGACTGGGAGGGGGTGACAGGCGGTGGGTACTACAGTGATAACATACCAGAGTTACCGATAGTGAGGCGAAGATGAGCGTAGCACAACAACTAAAGAGACTAGAGGATGCTGACTTACAACAGGAGTACTCATGCCTCAACGCCCTGCAACATACGGCTTGGCAGATTAACAAGCCTGTGCTACAGGTACTAAGAACTATCTGGGATAACGGACAGGAGTGGGGTAAGCTACCTGCAAAGGATGACCTACCACTACCGATGTATCCCTTTACAAAGGAACCCAAGGAACTGAAGGGGGCAGAGAGGGAGGAGTTTCTAGTCTGGTCACGCAAGCGTAATGTTATCTACTCCCATAACAATCGCACAGTGAGCAAGCGTATACAGGTAGAGCGTACACTACAGGTGGCAGAAGAGTATGCAGGACATGATGAGTTCTATTATGTCTGGCAGAATGACTTCAGGTCACGTAAGTATGCAAGCTGTACCTTCCTCTCTCCTCAGTCAGCAGACTGGAGCAAGTCCCTACTCACCTTCCGCAATGGGGTGGCTATCAATAACTGGGATGATGCACGGTGGTTGTGTATCCATGGTGCTAACCTGTACGGTAACGACAAGATCACACTAGACCAGCGTGAGTCGTGGGCATGGGACATGGCTGATGAGGTACACCGTGTGGCTGACAACCCATACGACAACCAGCTATGGATGGAGGCTGACAAGCCCTACCAATTCCTAGCATGGTGCTTTGAGTTCTCTGCACTAGTGAGGCAGGGCTGGGGCTACCTCTCCACCCTACCTGTGTCAGCAGATGGTAGTTGCAATGGCCTACAGCACCTCTCAGCCATCCTAAGGGATGAGCGTGGTGGTAGGGCTACCAACTTACTACCTGCCGCTGTGCCTCAGGATATCTACACGGAGGTAGCAGATGAAACACTCAACCGTGTGATGCAGGATCACCACAACATAGCCAAGCAGTGGCTTGCCTTCGGTGTGTCTCGCAAGATTACCAAGAGGCCAGTGATGATTGTACCCTACTCAGGTACTAAGCACTCATGTCGCAGTTACATTCAGGAGGCAATGGAAGAACAGATCAAGGAGACAGGTAACAATCCCTTTGGGGATGACCTGTTCCCTGCTAGTGTGTACCTATCTAACTATGTATGGGATGCTATCGGGGATGTTATTGTAGCCGCAAGTAAGGTTATGGATTATGTCAAGAGTATAGGAGATGTGTATGCTACCCTAAATAAACATATGGAATGGATAACACCAACAGGCTGGCTTGTGCTTCAGTCGTACAACAACACTACGACTAAGCGTATCAAGACACATATCAATGGTGAGATTGTTAAGCTGAATATGTTAGAGGAACAGAACACTGTGTCACGCAGACGCACAGGTACTGGTAGTAGCCCTAACTTTATTCACAGTCTTGATGCAGCAGCCATGACTAAGACTATCAACACCTGCAAGCGTCACGGTATGACAGACTTTGCTATGGTACACGACAGCTATGGTACTCATAGTAGTCTGATGCCACGGATGTCTGACGTTATTCGTGAGGAGTTTGTCAGGATGTACGAGGAGCATGATGTGTTGACCGAACTAAGGGATCATGCTATACAAACTTTAGGTACAGAGGATGTCCCTCTGCCACCTGCCATGGGTAACTTAGACATACGCAAGGTACTACAGTCAGACTACTTCTTTGCGTAGTTCTAAAGTTCCCCTCTTGCCTTTTAACCGAAAAAGCTAAAGGAGTTTATATGCTTTACATTAAAGGAACAGCACTCTGGGCTAAGGTATTTGAACCAGATACTAAGTTTGTCCCTGAAGGACAGTACACTATCAAGGTATCAGTACCAGCAGCAGATGCAGCAGAACTGTGTGAACAACTTGATGGATTAGCACAAGAAAAGCTAACAGAAGTTGTCAAGGAACAGCCTAAACTTAAGGCTCTCCTGTCCACTACCCCTGCCTACACACCAGAGTATGATGAGGCTGGTAACGAGACAGGTAACATTCTATTCAACACCAAGCTCAAGGCTGTACTCACACGGCGTGATGGAACGAAGTCTTATCAGAAGCCTATCGTTGTGGATGCCAAGCGTACACCAATGACAGGCAAGGAGTTGATTGGTAATGGTTCCAAGGTAACAGTAGCTATCAATGCTATACCCTACATGATGCCAGCCACTAAGTCAGTGGGTGTATCACTACGCCTCAAGGGTGTACAGGTTATTGAACTAGTAGAGTATGGTGCTAGTGCTTCATCTATGTTTGACGAGGAGGACGGCTTTGTCACCTCTGCGGTAGCTAAGGATGATGCAGCGACAATGCTATGTTCGATGAACAGGGTACATCTGCCGATGACGAAGGGGACTTTTGAGGCAAGGGTCATTGCAGACCTAGATGAACGTGGCGTTCCATATGCTTATGAGCCAGAGAAGATTGCTTATAGTGTGGAACGTCACTACATCCCTGACTTATGCTTAGACACCATGATAGTAGAACTCAAGGGATACTTTAGACAAGACAGCCAGCGTAAGATGAAGGCAGTCAAGGCACAGTATCCAGACAGAGACATTCGCTTTGTGTTTCAGAACTCAAACGCTACTATTCAGGGTGCTAAGAAAAGAAAGGATGGGTCTAAGATGACCTGTGGTGAGTGGGCAGACCGTAATGGTTTTGTCTGGGCAGAGGGAACTATACCTAAGGAGTGGTTACAATGAGTATCATTGATAGCACTGAAGAGATTGTATCAGAGGTAGACCTACAGGCTGAGTTCAATAAGAATGGCCTCAGCTTTTCTGTCTTCGTAGATGAAGCAGAGTTTCACGAGTCAGTAGACTACGAGGACATAGCCTACAATATGATACATGATGCAGACAAATACCCTGACCCTATCCTAGCTAGGATTGCAGATGGGTTACGCATGATGGCTTCAATCATAGAGGAAGAACTGGATGAACGAGGAGAGTGAGTTTATCAGGCACGAAGCCTGTCCTCACTGTGGCAGTAGTGATGCCAATGCTTTATACAGCGATGGTAAACACTACTGCTTCTCGTGTCAGGTACTAACACCAGCTAACAACGAAGAGGAAGTCATGTCTTTATTTGAAACACAAGACACTATCTTCTTGGACGTAGAGTTCAGGGAGTTAAAGAAGCGTGGTATATCCTACGACACTTGTGTTAAGTGGGGGTATGGCGTGTCAACCTACAGGGGACAGACAGTTCAGGTGGCTAACTACCGTGATGCTAAGGGTATGCTCAAGGCACAGAAGGTACGCTTCCCAAACAAGGACTTCTCTGTAATAGGCAGCCTCAAGGATGTTGGCCTGTATGGTGAACACCTGTGGCGAGAGGGTAGCAAGTTTGTTACCATCTGTGAGGGTGAGATAGATGCTATGTCTGTCTCGCAAGCACTAGGAAACAAGTGGCCTGTGGTTTCATTACCATCTGGTTGTGCTAGTGCTAAGAAATCGGTGGGGAAATCCATCGAATGGCTAAGTACCTTTGACCACATAGTACTATGCTTTGATATGGATGAGGTAGGACAGAAGGCAGCACAGGAATGTGCAGCTATCCTACCACCTAACAAGGCTAAGATAGTAAGACTGCCTGTCAAGGATGCCAACGAGATGTTAGCAGCTAATAGGATAGGTGAACTAGTAGATGCTATCTATGGTGCCAAGGTGTTTAGACCTGATGGTATTGTGGCTGGTACTGATGTATGGGATATCGTTATAACTAACGATGACAAGGACTCAGTAGCTTATCAGTATCAGGGACTACAGGATAAGACAGGCGGCTGTCGTAAGGGTGAGATCGTCACACTAACGGCTGGCTCTGGTATTGGTAAGTCACAACTAGCACGAGAGTTTGCTCATAACTTTATCAAGCATGGGCAGACAATAGGATACATAGCACTAGAGGAGAACGTAAAGCGTACTGCTCTTGGCCTCATGTCCATTGAACTAAACAAGCCACTACATCTAAGACAGAACGACATCCCTGAAGAGGAGTTACGTGATGCCTT